AGGGCGGAGTGTTCCCACTGGCCAGCTGCAGCTTGTAGTTCCTCTTCGACGGCAGCTTCTCGGTCAGGTACTGCGCCGCAGCAGCACGGCCGAGCTCCCGCTCCCGCCACTCCGGGGCGCGCGAGTCACGGGACTCCCGGTCCGCCACCATCTGGGTGATCGCGGGAGTCACCCCGGGCTTTCCGGTGGCCCGGGGACTCTTGGCCCGAACCCCGGTCTCAGACCCGAACGGCTGCTTGCCGGCTCCTCGAGAGGTACGGAGCTGTGCCTCTTCCCGCTCCGCCCAGGGGTCGATCGGGCCGACCCGCTTGTTGTGCTTGATCGCCTGGTCGTACATCGAGATCAGGCGCTTGTCCGGAGTCCGCTCCGTGCCCCGGTACCGGTAGGCAGTCTTCCGGGCAGAGGGGCCCAGCACCTCTTCGGCCTGGGGTCCGTACTGTCCGACGATCTCTGCCATCGCACCAGCCAGCTGGAGCTTCCCACCGTCAGGGCCGATTGTGCTGGCCACCTGGCCCAGAGTCTGGGTGCGGCTGTACAGCCGAGCGTTCTGGTTCTGGGAACCGGTGTCCTTGACCCAATCCTTGGTCCACTGACCACTCTTGTCTCCGGCTCGGTTCAGAGCTTCCACGCTCTGGGCGTCCATGGTGCGACCGGTGGCTCCGGCCAGGCTGAACGCGACACCACCCACCTTCAGTCCCTCGGGGACCGTCTCGGCGGCGATCGCTCGCACGTCCTTGTCCATCATGGTGGTCATCGGCTTGGTGCTGACCGACCGCTCCGCCCAGGTCTCCCCGGTCCTGTCGTTCTTGAAGTGGACCAGCGTCTGGTGGTCACCGCCGGTGGATGCATTCACCGCATCCAGGTAGTTGGCGATCTGCAGGTACTGGTGCTGGTAGCGAGCCTTGTCCTTGGCCGAGAGGTTCTTGTACTTCGAGGCCTTCACGCCCTCGATCTTCATCGCCTCCGCGGTCTTCTCCGGCATCGGCTTGGGCAGCGGCTGGTCGGTGAACTTGATCCGGAACCGACCGGTGGAGGGGTCGCGCTTGATCTTGCGCTCGAACTCCCAGTTCGGGATCTCGTCGTCATCCTTCTTGATCAGGGACTCGAACATCGCCAGTGCCTGGGCGTAGGGCACCGGGTTGTCCATCCCCTTGCTGACCGCGCGCAGGGTGGCCTTCTTCAGATCCGTCAGCCGCTTCTCGATCACCTCGTCCAGGTGCTTCTGCAGGGTAACCCGGTTCTTCTCCACCTCCTGCTCCAACAGGTCTGAGGCCACCACGTAGCAAAACACCTCGGCGGTCTCGTCATCCATCTTCATCACCAGGTCGAACATCTTCTGCGCCGCGGCCTGGTTGAAGAACGGATCGTCGTGGGGCGGGACCAGGAGCTTGGAGATCTTGCCCTTCTTCTCGAACTGGATCTTGGCCCTGGGGTCGTTCGGGGTCGACTGGATCCGGACCTTCTTCTTCTTCCGGTTGATCCGGACCGCGGGGATCTGGTTGGCCACCGCACCACCGACCACCGAGCCGCCGATGCCGATCGCCAACGGCTTGGCCCAGCCACCCTTGCCAGAGGCGTCCTTCTGCACGTAGGCGTGCCCCTTCTTCCGCCACCGTCGGGCGATCTCCGGGTGCTGGCTCTCCATGAAGCGCCGCTGCTTCTCGCTCTTGTACGGGATCGAACTCACCTCTTCTTCGGGGGCGGCTTCTTGGTGATCTTCTTGGCCGCGACCTTCTTCGCCGGGCTCTTCTTGGCCGTCCCGGGTGCCGGCCGACCGTACTTCTGCTTGGCCTTCAGCTGCTCAGCGGTCAGCTTCGCGTTCGTGGCAGCGCTACGGTCCTTCAGCCTCATCTGCTCCTTGGTCCGCTTGTGGTCACGGTCAGACATGGTGTCGGAGAGCCGCATCTTCTCCTTCTCCCGCGCGTGCGTGGCCTGGGCGATCTTCTCCTCGGTGGTCATCCGCTCCAGGTCACGACCGTGCTGGGCCACGGCGTTCGGGTCCTCGGGCGGCGGCTGGTTCTGCAGAGCCATCTGCTGCTCCTGCATCGCCATCTCCTGCTGCTGGGTCTCCGGGTGCGGAGTCTGAGCATGCATCTCGGCCTGCTCCGGGGTCATCCCCTGGGCGGTCATCTCCGCCTTCTGCTTCATCCCGAGCATCTCCATCTGCCCGCCGGCGAACTCCATCGCCTGCTGCTGCTCGTACATGACCCGCTTGTACTCCACGTCCTCATCGGTCATCTCCGGGAGCCGGGCGATCTCGCGCACGTACTTCTCCAGCTCCGGGTCCGGGAACCACTGCATGCCGGCGGTGGCGGTCGCGGAGATGAACCCGGCCAGCTGGGCCAGGTCGGGCGGGTCCACGTTGGTCGGCTCGAACCGGGGCAGCTGGTCCAGCTTCCACCCGTTGACCGCGAACAGCCGGGGCACCGCGTACCGGTTCAGGGTGTCCGCGATCGCCTTGGCGATGGCGTTCAGGGCAGCCCGGAAGATCCCGGTCTTGTCGGTGTGCAGGGAGTAGGAGCCGGTGTTCTCGTGCCCGACCAGGATGAAGTCGGCCAGCACGGACATCAGGATCCGCTGCTCGTAGCGGTTGATGATGGAGTTGGTGTCGAACTGCCGAGTGCCTCCCGAGCTCATCAGCTCGAAGTCGAACAGCGGCTGCTTGGTGTCCGGGTCGTACTGGGTGGGCAGCACCAGACCCTCGTTCTCATCCCGGCGGACCCCGCGGACCATCTTCCGGAAGGCCTGCACGGTCTTCTCCTGAGGCGTCCCCTTCTTCGCAGTCAGGTAGTCCGCGGGCACCCTTCCTACGGGCATACCGGCCAGGTCCCGCTCCACCCCGATCGCCTCGAACTCCTCCAGCCGCTTCTTGAAGTACCAGGCCCGGTAAGCAGTCCGGAGCAGGGAGACCCCCTCGGGGTTGCCCTTGGCGATCGAGGTCCGGAACAGCAGCGACTTCTCGATCGGGATCACCGTGGTCTGGTACCGAGGAGGTGCCATCTGCACCATCGCCCGGACCCCACCGGACTCATCGAAGGACCAGCGCAGCAGCGTCTCCTGGGCGCGGATCGGCATCTTCCGCCAGCCGATCAGCCCGTCCTCGTGCTTGCTCCGCTTCTTCGGGTCCTTCTGCCAGGGCCCGAGCCGGCGCTTGTAGACGATCTCGTGCCAGCTCCAGCCGTAGGGCAGCACCGAGAGCACCTCCCCGATGAAGTCGTCCCAGCTGTGGGACATGTCCTCCATGCAGCTCTCCAGGAACTCCTGGGCTTTCAGCCCCTCCTCGTCCTGGGTGGCCGGGAGCACCTTCCACTCCACCTCGCGCAGCAGCTTGTCGATGCTGAACAACATCGCGCCGACCATGGAGTCGTTGGACGACATCTCCCGGTAGACCCGGACCGCCTTGCGGCCACGCAGCGCGGGGAGGAACTCCTCATCGACATACCCGGAGACCCGCTTGACCCCGGTGACACCGAGCTCGTCCATCGGGCCGACGCGCTGCGGGATCTCGTCCCCGGCATTGTCCTCGTCCCAGGTGGAGATATCACCCTCGGGAAGTCGCACGTCTGCCATGTCTTCAGTCTCCCGGTGGTGTCACCTCACACGATCAGGTTGTACTCCTCGGCCACCTGGTCGTTCTTGTTCTGCACCGAGCCCACCGTCCAGTTCCCGGGCTTGCGCTGAGCGTCTCGGTTCTCCTTCATCTCGGTCTCGATCCAGGTCGGGTCGTTGCCTCCGACGATCACCATCGGAGAGGCCGGAATCGCACGCTTGGAGATCTGCCGCCAGACCAGGGCCATCGAGCAGATCTCGTCAGGCAGGTGGAACTCCTTCCCGCGCGCGTAGATCATCTCCACCGAGGCGTAGAGGTGGTGCTTGTAGAAGGTGGAGATCCGGGGCACCTGCCACCGGTCGTTCTCGATCGAGGAGATGTACTCGCTGAGCATGTCGTCGCGCTTGGCCCCCACCATCTGGAACCCTCGAGCCCGCCGGTCCACGTAGTCGGCCACCACCGCACCTAGGCCGGTGGCGTCGTGGATCCCCTCGGCGTTGTAGATCTTCATCAGCTTGTTGAACTCCCCGATCATCACCGGGTAGGGCCGCCGGCGCATCCGCAGCCAGTAGGCCACGGTGACTGGAAACCGGGTCACGTTGGCCACCGTGATCACCGTGAAGTCGTTCGACTGGGCCCAGTCCGCACCGATCACGTACTCGGCATCGGTCCTGGGCTGCTCGAACTGGTACTCCTCGTAGTCCTTGGACACCTTCTGCTTGACCGAGGTCTCGGGCAGGGAGAACATCCGCTCCACCGCGTCGGAGTCGATCGCACGGTTCCCGATCGAGGGCTCACCCAGGTCGTACTCCACCCGCCACATCTCGGCCGGGATCTCGCGCTTCTTCTCATCGATCGTCTGCTGGTCCAGCCAGCCGTCGATCGGGTTGGAGGTGTCGCGGTAGCACCAGGTGTAGATCGGGTCGTCCCGCTCCAGGAACCGCTGGAGCACCGTGAAGAAGGTCTTGTCCGGGTACTGCCAGGTGGAGCTCATCGTGGTCTGCGGCCTGATCACCTCGCCCTGCCAGTTGGTCTGTGGCATCGGCTGGCCCAGGGCGGCATCGAGGATCGGCAGGTCCATCTCGTCGATCTCGTCCAGCAGCAGCTCGGGCGGGTGCGGGCCACGAACCGACTTCTGGGAG